ATCTCCTCTACTAACATCTACACCCATAATATAACGATGACCTGGCTCAGGGTCTTTCCATTGCCACATCGTACCCTGCATGTATTTTTCTTTAGGTTGTCTAATTAAATTTTTAGCAATATTTTCTTGAATATCTCCCGGTATTACCCCGTCACCTGAGCCCAAAAAGTCACACTCCAATTCCTGAGCAATTTTACGTCTATCGTATTTGAATTTTTTAGACATTGATTCAAACCAAGATGAAAATGGTTTATAACCTTGTTCTTCATACTCTTGATATTTGGTAATATCAAAGTCATACATAACAATTTCATTATCATCATATTGTTCTCTATTCAACATATAATGACAAATATCACTACATTTAACCCAACGTAAATCTTTGGTGTAACGAGGGTCTTTAAACCATCTTAAATCGGTTATATGGAAATCATTTAAACCACGAATTGCTTGGTCATAAACACCGTAATAAATTGGGTCATAACCATTAGGTGTTGAGATAAGAATAATCTTACCTCCTGTAGATAACGACGCCATAGATGCCGCCCAAAAATCCTCACCGGCTTCAATATAGGCAGCCTCATCAAATACAAGTATGGTAGGTGTATAACCACGTAAAGCGTCCGCTGATGTTGCAACGGCTTTAACTTCACAACCATTATTTAATCTAAATCTACTTTCAGAGTTTTTATCTGGTGAAAATCCCACATTAATCCATTCAGGCCATTGTTCAAGGAAATGACGAATTTTATTCGCCATTTCAATTGCAGTATCTCTTTTGTTTGCAATTACAAGAACTCTTTCAGGATTTTCAGGTTTTGCCAACTGTAGTTTTTTTGAAATCCATGCGGATGTTACAGTTGAAACCCCCGCCTGTCTATATTTTCTTGTTATGTTCTCATTATACTTGTCATAATCTAAAATAAGTTGTTCTTGGTCAGGAAACAATTCTAATGGAACATATTTCTTTTGTGTATTATCGTAAGTCTGTAAGTATGTTTTAAGTGCATATGGAGTATCTTTCATTATTCTCGCATATTCCTTAAGTTGTTCTATTTTAGAATTCATATATATAAATATGAAAAAAGGAGGTTAAAACCTCCTTTAATATTATTATCTGACTGGTACTAATTCACCACCGTCGTCATCGTCATCATCATAATCGTCATCATCACCACTTAATGGTATACCTAATCCCGCTAAAAAATCTCTTATTGAATCGTCACTAGTTTCAGCTGAAACATCATCTAAATCACTTCTGAAAATTTCTAAAGATTCTTCATATGCTTCTTTTTTTAATCTATCTTGAATACTAGTAATAAACTCTGACATTAATCTAACACCAGTTTTACTTTGACCAATAGCTTCTTTCATAAACGTTAGAAATTCTTTTGGAGGTAATTCATAAATTGTTTGGAAGAAATGTAATTGTATCTCTTTCATATTTTCTTCTCCGTACAATTCGCCAGGGATAATATCCATAAGTCTTTCCCAAATTTTTGGTCCGATTCTTATGTCCCAAGATTCTTTGTAAATCGTGTCTTCGTGTTCTTTAACTTTTTCCCACAAATCCAAATCATCTTCACCTGAACTAGTTTTTGGTGTTCCGTGAACTGCCATTAAATCTAAAAACCCTTTAAAACATTCGTGTACTAATACTGGAAAGTTTACACCTCTGACTACTATTTTTGCACCATTTTTACCCTGTATAACTTCTTCAGTTCCCGCAGGATTAAATCCAGGTCTTTCTATTTTTGATTCAATTTCTTTATCCTCTAATTGCCAATACATAGCATCATTTACCGACATCATAATACCATATAAATCTACGATTGTTTTAGAACCAGTAATTCTTTCAATCTCTTCTTCGACCATGTGATAACTATAATGTCCCTTTTCTGATGCACCTTGAGTAATTGCATTAATTAATCTTCTTTTTGCTCTTTCTAGATTTAATTTTTCTAAATCAGTAAACAATTCCTTTTCAATGCTAATTTCTTCTGGTGTTGGTTCGTCTTTATCTTTATTTTTATTGAATCCACCTAAAGTCATTTGATTTAATGGAGTTAATTTAACATCCCACTCAACCGAACCTTCAGGTATATCAAAATATTCGGTAACCAATCTAATGGCTAATTGTACCAATTCGTCAGCATGTGATGATTCAAGTTTTGTAATTTCTTTACTTGCTTGTTTCATCAAATCCATTAATGAATCAAATTTCTCTTCACCTTTTAATGTTATTGGAAGTTTATCACCCAAATATCTGTTTACTTTTGCAACAACTTCTTTATATCTTTCTGAACCTAAAAATTCCAAAAAGTTTTGTTTTTCAGGATTGTCTCCTTGAGGCATTGGTATTTTATGAAGAGGTGTTTCACCAGACTTTAATTTCTTTTCAATATCTGGATGTGGTCTATGTTCTGAATCATAATCCATAGCCATTTCATAAATTTGTTCAGCAACGGAAATCTCTCTTGCAAGAATTTCCATTAAATCTTTTTTTCTCATTATATTAATCTTTCTTTTTTTCAGATAATGCCTTAGGACGTTGTTTTGGTATAATCTTAGGTATTACCGGATTTTTTGGTTTAGTGTCCGGGTCTACTTTTGGTTTAACAGGTGCAATTTTTGTTCCGCCTTCATTTACATCGGTCTCCGCTTTAGGACGTTGTTTTGGTACAATCTTAGGTATAACAGGATTTTTTGGTTTAGTGCCTGGGTCTACTTTTGGTTTAACAGGTGCAGGTTTTGTTGTTGTACCACTTTCTTTTATTTCACCATTCATTGATTTTAATGAGTCCCATTTAAACATTTCAGGAAATTTATTATTATTAACTTCATTTATTTTAGAATCAATCATTTCCATGATTTCATTCTTTGAAGTTAATATATGAAAAAATTTCTCTTCTGCCAAATTTTTAACCCAATTTTTTGTTTCATCTTCTTCTCTTTGTACATTTTTCCACATAGCGGCGGCCGCAACTTTTTCGCCCTTTTCTTTACTACCATATTTTTTTGCCGCTTTATCTGCAATTTTTTCAAACCCTTTACCTTTCTTACCGATATCTTCACCTTTCTTAGCTTTTTTTGCAACTTCACTTTTCTTTTCTTTACTAAGACCTGCCGATGGTTTTTCCTCTTTTAATTTTTTTGAATCCATGAATTCAGGAATACCATTGTGTCCTTTTGTTACTTTAGAACCAACACCATGTTCCTCATATGTTTCAATTGTTTTTTTAGCCTTTTTTGCTGCTTCGATATCTTTTTGAAATGTTGGACTAGTTTTGGAAATCATTACAGTTTCCTCACCTAACATTCTTACCGCTAAATCATCTAATTGTTTATCGGTTAGTTTTGATAATGTCTTTTCAGACATACCTTCATTTATAAGTTTTTCAACTAATTCAAACCTTTTCATATATCTTTAAATTTAATTTCTTCTTTTATTAATGGATATCCTCTTTGTTTTAATTTTTTTGTAACACTTTCTAAGGGTTCACCGAATTTAAACGTGAGCCTTTCATCTTCTGAGTTAATATCAAATTTTTCCCATGCAAGTGAAATCACACCATCTACAGCGTCAATAACTCCGAAATAATCGGAGTCTTGAACTAATTCTAACTGTAAATCTGTGTTTTTTAGTAGACCCACTAAGTCTACATATTCTATTTCAGGTGATTTTGGTGTAGATGTTGATGATGCTGGAATTACAAACCATTCGTCCATGTCAATTTCGGTACTAGTGCTAAAAATGAACTCGTACTGTTTTTGACCTTTGTAATCGGAACCAATTTCATTAACATATATTAATTTCATTTATTTGAAATATTTTCCCAACGTGGTATTAATACTGTTGCCAATTTCTCTTTTGATTTCGTCTAAATCAATTTCAACTTCGTCATCATCATCGTAATTGTCATCATAATCATCCATCTCTCTTTTTTTGTGACTAAATCCATACTCAGGTTCATAATCTGTTTCAAAACTATCTTCGTATGCAGAATCTGGGTCAGGTGCGTATTCATCATATTGTTCATTTTCTAAATCCGCATATTTTGACAAATCAATCTCATCAGCCTCAACTGGTGTATTAATAAAACTTTCTAAAGCATCCATTGAATAGTCCTCTTCTCCTAATTCTTCGTCAGCTGCAGGTTCTTCTGCAGGTACCTCATCTTCAGCAGATGGTTCTTCAGCTGGCATTTCTTCACCACCTTCTTCCTCTTCTCTTTCGAATTTTTTACCTATTTCTTCTAAATCTTCTAAATCTAATTTATCTAAATCAACAGCCGATATAATCATGTTTAAAACATATTTGATATCATCGCTTTCCATTTTTTGATGTTGGTCTCTAAGTTCTTGACCTAACTTACCCGCATATTTTTGAATTTCGGCCATGTAATCAGAACGTTTTGGTTCACTAGACTCTTCTTCACCACCTTCAGGTGATGGAGCAGGTTCTGCGTCTGGTGCTGGCATTTCACTATCTGTTGGGGCGTCAGCAACAGGTGCAGGTGCTGGTTCGTCCACCGGAGGTGCAATTGGTGCATCTGCGGCTGGGTCAGCTAAAGGTGATTCTGTTTTTGGCGAAGATGGTTTTAAAATGTACTTCGTTGCCTCATTTAACTCTTCTTGACCTTTTAGTAATTCAAGTCTTTTTAATGCTTCTGAATATGAACTAAACTTGTTCTTATTTTTCATAAACATACCACCAATGTAATCAAGTGATGATTCATTTAATCCACTTTTTACATAGTATCCGTCTTTTTCTTTAACGATACCGTAAACACATCCTGTTTTAGATTCTTTAACTAATTCAGGTTTAGACGATGATGTGGTCTTTTTATTCTTTTCGTTGTAGTATGTAAGTTCAAGGATTCTTTTTAATTTTTCATCCCCGTTTAACTTTTCACTACCAAGAGGTTTTATATCTGCCATTGTTTTAATATTAAGATAAACTTATTCTTATCCTATAAATACATAGATATAGGGAAAAATATTAAGGTATTTATTGTGTTATGGACAATTTTTTATCAGTAATGTCCGTTTTTAGTTTTAAAAGTTTTCCAATGTAACCATTTCTACGGAGCAATTTGAAAGTTAAATTTTCATAAGAGTACTCCCCACCGGACTCCAAACCACTTTGTCTGAAAGATTTAATTTTTTTATAAAGAGTGGTTGTTTCAGATGTAACATCTTTGTTTGATTTAAATTTAGATACTAAATCATCTATTTTTTTGGCATAATCCTCACCCTTTTGGATGATTTTGTTATCGTCAATTTTAGGGTTTGTTTTATCCGGTTTAATAACCCACTTATCATTCAAAACCGAATATACACCAGATGAAACATGCTCTTGTTTTATATCTTGAACGTATATTTCAACATCATAACCATTAATTTTTAAATCATACTTCTGATTGAAAACTCTCTCTTTTGCATCAAAAAATTCTTTTAATAATTCATTTGGATATTTTAATTCGTCAAAGTCAATGACGATATGAAGGTCCGCATCCGAATATTCGGACCAATTATAATTTGATAATGAACCTGTTAATACAATATCATGTATAAAAAACTCAACTCCTAGAAAATCAATAAACTCATCTGAAATTTTTAATAGAGCCCTTAAAACATCCTCCCTTATTACATCTTCACTTGCAAATATTTGCGTAGATAATGAATCTTTTGGTTTGAATGACTTAACGATTTTTTCGTCTTCCTGTCTATCCTCAATTAATTCTTCGAATAAACTCATGATATTTTTTTGTAGGTATATTTTTTTCCTATGCTCTCATTGAAAAATTTACCTTGTGATTCTGCCAATCTAAACTTGGTAAATACGTTCCACGGAACTTTATTATATTCATAAATACTACCGTTATTAAATGTGACATTTAAGTCTTCGGTTTCCGTGTTATATGTTGCAGATTTTAAATTTGACGATTTAATGGAAACCTCAATTAATTTACCATTAATGTTTTCTGATAGAATACCCATATGATTTGTTTTTTAGTAATATAATTAATAAATATCAAAAAGAAAACCCCCTAAAATAGGGGGTTTATGTTAACTGATTTTTTTAAATGAAAAAGAATCTTTTATGTTTTTTATAAAGAACTTACCTTGTGATTCAGCAAGCCTAAATTTTGTAAACAATAACCAAGGTACTTTTTTATACTCATAGATTGAACCTG